GCTTTACGGCAAGGCTGTTTATTTCCGTAACTTCGGAGATCAAGAGACACCAAATCCGATTGATGGCGGACTAGAGAGACCAAATGAGATTATTCATTTAAAGAAGTATACGCCAACAAATAACTATTACGGCATCCCAGACATTATTGCATCACAGAATGCAATGGCAGGAAATGAATTTGCTGGCAAGTATAATCTTGACTACTTTGAGAATAAGGCTGTTCCAAGATATATTATCACTGTAAAGGGTGCCAAGCTATCTACAGAGTCTGAGCGTAAACTCCTTGAATTTTTCCAGGTTGGACTAAGAGGTAAGAATCATAGATCTCTATATATTCCACTTCCACCAGATTCACCAGACTCAAAGGTTGAATTTAAGATGGAGCCAATTGAGGCAGGAACTCAAGAGTCTTCATTTAATGTGTATCGTAAATCTAATAGAGATGAAATTCTATTGTCTCACCGTGTGCCAATTAATAAGATTGGAACTCCAGAAGGGGTTAACTTGGCGGTGGCAAGAGATGCCGATAAGACATTTAGAGAGCAAGTATGTCGTCCAGCTCAAATGAATTTAGAGAAGAAATTGAATAAGATTATTCAAGAAATGACAGACGCCCTATTGCTTAAATTCAACGAGTTGACTTTGACCGATGAAGATACCCAGTCTAAGATCGACGAAAGATATTTAAGAATGCAGGTAATTACCCCTAACGAGGTTAGAATTAGAATGGGTATGGTTCCACTTGATGGTGGAGATAAGGTTGTAGAATTAAAGCCACAGGCCCAGGCAGAGGTTAGGGCACAGGCTGGAAAAACTAGAACTAGAGATTCTGAAAGGTCTGCAAATTCACCAGATATTTCTGGGGAAGGCAGAAATGCTCAGGGCGACGGAAGGCAAGTTGACTAGCCCTACTCAACCATTATTTGCGTTATGGTGAATAACGCTATAAAATTAAGCATATGAATATTGAAAAATCTTTGTGGTCTTCACATGGCGATAACATCAGTTTATCTGTGCCATTCACTAAAGTCAATCGTGAAAAGCGCACAGTCTCTGGCTTTGCGACACTCGATAACTTAGATCAGACAGGCGACGTTGTTTCAGCAGAAGCAAGTCTAAAAGCATTTGAAAATTTCCGTGGAAACATTCGTGAGATGCATGGATCAAATGCAGTTGGCAAAATGGTTTCATTCAGACCAGAAACATTTTATGACCCAGTAACAAAAGAATTTTACAATGGCGTTTATGTAGATGCATACATCTCAAAGGGCGCACAGGATACTTGGGAAAAAGTTCTTGACGGAACTTTGGCAGGTTTCTCAATTGGCGGAAAGATTATTGATTCAGAGAATGAAGTTAACAAGTCAACTGGTAAAGCAGTACGCTTCATTAAAGAATACGCTTTGATGGAATTATCAGTAGTTGATTCTCCAGCAAACGAGCTATGCAACATCTTGTCTGTTCAGAAAATGAACGGGCAGCTAGTATTTAAAGGAATGGCAACAGAAGTTGTAGCAGAAAATATTTTTTACTGTGCAGACAGTGATTCAGTATTTGTATCAACAGAGTCATCATATGATTCCCCAGTTACAGGTAAGCCTGCAACATTGATCGGTTGGGTAGAATCAAACGATGTTAACAAAGCAAAAGAAATAGATAAGATTCTTGATTTACACAAAAAGTCAAGATTGTCCATGCCTGAAACACAAATTGCAAAACAGGCAGACATAGAAGGAGGTAAAGAAGTGTCAGAGAATACAGAAAACGTAGTTGCAGAAGATGCAGTAGCACCAGAAGCAGCCGTAGAAGACACAGCAGCAGTTGCTCCCGCAGAGGAAGCACCAGCTGTTGAAGAAGCTCCTGCAGATGCAGTAGCAGACGCTTCTGCCGAAGTTCTAGAAAAAGCAGCCGACGTATCAGAAGTTATGGTTGATGAACCTGATTTTGCAAAGATGCTAGGCGATCTTAAAGGCTTTTTCTCGGATACACTAAACAAGGCTTCAGAAGCAAATGCTGCTCAAGTTTCAGCTATTAAAGATACAGTTGAAACATTCAGCAAGAGCGTTGATGGCCGAATTTCAGAATTGGCAGAACAGCATGCAGCACTTTCAAAGGCTGTAGAAGATATCAAGAACACGATTGATGGCGTAGAAAAGCGTGTCGATGCAGTAGAATCAGAGACTGCAATTAAGAAGTCCTCGGACCTTGGCGGGTCTCAGGAAGTAACAATCAAAAAATCAAAGTGGAACGGTTCTTTCCTCGGTTCCGTGAATGAAATTTTTAACTAAAAAAGGTAGGTGAAAATATAAAATGAGTAATGAAACATTAGAAAAGACAATTGCTGCAGGTACAACTGCAACAGGTACATTTGCTTCCGCAACTGGCGGAACTGGTGTACACCGTGCATCCGAAAACGGAAACGGTGGTCTTCTAAACCCAGAACAATCTGCCCGCTTCCTAGACTACATGTTCGACGCAACCGTAATTGGAAAGGTCGCACGTACTGTCCGAATGAGAGCAGATACAACTGAGATTGATCGTATGTCAGTAGGCGAGAAGCTTATGAAGCTCGCAACTGAAGGTGATGATACAGCAGCAAACTCTGCAGTAACATTCTCTAAGATCTCTCTTTCAACAAAGAAGCTTCGTCTAGATTGGGAACTTTCAACTGAGTCTCTAGAAGACAATATTGAAGGTGCTGATCTTGAGGATCACATTGCCCGCATGATGGCAACACAGGCAGGTAACGACATTGAAGATGTAATCCTTAACGGAAATACATCACTTACATCAGATAACCTATACAAGGCATTTGATGGTGTAGTAAAGAAGGCAAAGGCAAACGGTCACGTTGTTGATGCTGGTGGAGCTGCCGTTTCACGTGCAGTATTCAACTCAGCACTCAAGGCACTTCCACGTAAGTACAAGCAGCGCCGTGCTGACCTTCGTTTCTTGGCAGGTTCAAACCTTATCCAAGACTTCCTATATGCTAACAGCATTGGAACAAACCAGACTATCCCACAGGATATCGCTTCAAGCGTAATCCGTGGACAAGGCGTACAGCCTCTAGGTGGTCCAGCAGGTTATGTGGCTCCATTTGCATTCGGTATTCCGATTGTTGAAGTTCCACTACTTCCTGAAGCACAAGATGGCGACTACACAGGTGAGACAGGTAACCACGGAGATATCCACTTGACATTCCCAAATAACGTTGTTATTGGTATCAAGCGTGATGTAACTGTTTACCGCTTCTTCTGGCCACGTAAGGACTCAATTGAGTACACAATGTATACTCGTGTTGGCGTCCAGATCGAACAAGCAGACGCTTGGGTCGTTGTTAAGAACGTTAAGGTAGCTTCCTAATTAGGAATTAACCCGTAAGAAAGGCCCCCAAATTAATTTTTGGGGGCTTTTCATTTTAATTTAGTAATGCTATAATTGATTTGAGTAGAATTAGGAGATATATATGTCATTCGAGACATTGAAAGTATCTGAGTTAAAAAAGATTGCAGAAGATTTCGCAGTCGAAACTGAAGGCCTAAAAAATAAAGCCGACATTATTGCAGCACTCGCAGAAGAGGGCGTAACTTGGTCTGTATATAACAAGACCATTGAGAAGATGGAAGAAGACGAAGAAGATATGTCAGTAGAGGTATTACCTAAGTTTGATCCAAAGGCGGAACAGCCAGCAGACACAGTATTAGTAAGAATGACCAGAGCAAACTTTAGATATGATATTATGGGTCATACATTCACAAAAGATCATCCTTTTGTAGCAATGAATAAAGACAAGGCTCAAGAAATTTTTGATAAGGAGGAGGGCTTTAGATTAGCAACTCCAAAGGAAGTCCAGGAGTACTACAACTAATCTAGGCCTATAAAATGGCAGAGATATTAATTAACAGTCAGTCACCAATAACACACAAGGTATTTTGGAATGGTGATGTAGCAAATGCAGACAACCTTCCAACAGTTGGTCTATATGACGTTACGTTAGATCCTACAGCCAGCCCTTATATTAGTCCTACACAATTACTTACAACCCTTACATCATCTTTAGATGAAAACAATCCTGGGACATATACTACAAATGTTCCATATCAGTATACAAACAAGAACAGAACGCTAAGACTTGTTTGGAATTATACTGTAAATGGAACAGCGGTTTCAAAAGCAGATGAAGTTTATGTAGTAACTCCGTATGTAGATTTTAATCATGCTCAGGATATAGGCTTTAGCACAGATCCTTCAGATCCAAATTATAAGTCTTATAAAGAATTATTGATGGCAGAAAAATATGCACGTAAAGCTATAGAGCAACATACTGGACAAAATTTTTATCTATACGACGACGTTTTTGTTGTTTATGGATATGATTCAGATGTTCTTCCGCTTCCTTCAAAAATTGCTGAAGTTTATTATTTATACGCCAGAGACATTCTTTTAATAGATGCAATCGAAGGAATAGACAATTGGAATTATCCACTAGATATTTCTGAAACAGGCTATGGAATTAGAGTTAATCGTGCTGATATGCTAGATAATACCGTGTATACAGCAAACGGAATGGTTCCTCCAAGTATAAATGACTATGGA